TCTGAAGAAGAAAAGGAAGAAGGCGAGGAAGTGCAAGATATACAGCAAGAGCAGATACCAACAAACCTCCCGAAAAACCTAGAAGATACTTCATTAGAAACTGTAGCTACATTTAATGTACCATTTATAAATTATGAATTTCCAGTACCTTCACCAGAGGTAATAGCGTCAAGTGTTATAGCTGCTGGAACTGCAAGCGTTGTGAGCGTGGCGGGCGGGGTAGCTTTGCAAGCTGTAGTAGGGCAAATGAAGAAAATATTTAAGAAGATATTTACTAAGGTTTTAAAGAAGGAAGTTGCTTCTTTGAAGAAAAAATCTGAGGGTTAGCTTTTACAAAAGACCTTATATTTATTACATCACTGCAAAGACCAGCAAATTTTGATTTAGGATTTATCATATAACCACTTGCATGGAGCTGTGAACACTTCAAAACTCTCACTAACTGCTTATCATGCACTTGCTTGCTTAATTCTTCTTTGGCTAGGTCTAGTTTTACTTTTGCTAAATCAGAACATGTTTGGTTATTAAGTCCCAAGGGAACCATAAATGACAATTGGAAGCCCCACC